TTTTTCATTACCTATTGGAGTAACGCTTGTACCATCACAACTATAAAATCCATCATCTGATAGGAAGAAAGTTACATTGTTATATTGGCATACAGAATTTCCAGATAAACAACCTAACCCTCTTGATATATTATCAAATTGGAAAAACAAAGGTGACCCAACATAACTCATTCTGGAAATAGACTTTTCTAAAAAGACTAAACCAAATTCGCCACCAGTAATAGCAACCAAGTTACCACCATCAGCAATGACCTGTAAATCTGACTGTGATGTAGAACCAGATGTCCAATCAGTTTCGTCATTAATGTCAGACCACTGAACAGTAGATGATGCTAAAGCACCCGTCAGTAAATTCCCTACCACAACAAAATCTCTTACTATAGTTATTTGTTTTGCTTTAGGAGAAGTTGCTATATCTGCCCATACAGTAGAAATACCTATGGTCCAGTATTGAATAAAGTTATCACCATTTACCGCCAATACAGTTTGACCGAATTGCACAAATTTCCAAGGCAGTATGCTGCTATATCCACCAGCTTTAGATTTATCTTCTAATGCTTCTGTATCCCCATTAAACTTAAATAGTTTAGTAGCTCCACCAGCAAACACTACGACTTCTGTTCCCCATTTAGCTACAAATACCGAGTTTAATAGCTCTGATGCTTCTCCACTAAAATCTACTGCATTAGGAAAAGGCTGATAGCCAATAGATACTGGAATAACATTTAACGCATCATTTAACCCACCTGAATTGTCAGGCTGGTCAGGCAACCACTCCGTGAACTGAACTCTTTGAGTTGACATATTTAATTAATCTCTAGTAAAATTTAATAACGAATTTCTGATATGTAGCAACCGCTTTCTTTATAATTGGTACTTCCACCAGAGTAATAAGAATACAAAGTAATAGTCCCAGCTCCATTATAAATAGTTTGTCTATAAGTAGACTTACCACCAGTGCTTGGACTTTGAAATGTTTGAGCTGTTCCGTAAGTAAAAGTTGTTACAAATGGAGCGTAGTATGCCCAGAAACTTCCAGCATTAGGATAAGTAACTATAGTAAAAGTATTACCTACTGTTCTTTGCTTACCTGTTAAATAGGAAGATATATCTAGCGATGGTCTATTTGATGGGTTTCCAGTGCTAGTAACTAATATGCTTGACCCTTGTGTGTAAGCTAAATTTGTAGGAAGGCTATAAAAATCATCAAGACTAATAGTGCCACTCGTAGGCACTGCACTAGCTCCACCAACATTTATTGGAAGAATAGCACTTCCTTTATAATATTCAGATATACCAATAGGGCTACTACCACCTAAATTAGACTGTAAGTCGTTTAATGTTACAGCTCCAGAATCTGGTATTGCCATTATTGATTCCTCATTTGTGATAGTTTTTTATTAACTCTTATTTGCAATAAAGCTTCTTTTAAGCAAATCTCTGTAATTCTATTATCAATCTTTGATAACAAATTATAATCATGTGTAGACAAAACTATGTCATTAACTAATGTATCTAATTTATCTGGGTCATGATAGTCCTGCTCAAACCTTTCTTCAAAAGTCATTATATTGTTCCGTATGCAGTTATATTTCCAGTAACAGTTAAATCTCCTGTAGCTGCTATTTTCATAGTATTAACACCAGCATATTTAAAAATTAAGTCTGTCCCTGTTTGAACAACGCTCCAGTTAGCACCCAAATTAAGCTGCGTAGAAGCGGTTAATGTTGCTGTAGATATAGTTCCACTTGCTGTAGTAAGTGCTGTTAAGCCTGTAATTGAACCACCTGTAATTGCTACAGCATCAGCATTTTGTGCAGCTATAGTGCCAACTGTTCCTACCTTTGTTTGTACAAAAGCGGTAGTTGCTAGTTGCGTTGTATTAGTTCCTGCTGTTGCCGTTGGTCCAGTAGGTATGCCTGTAAAAGTAGACGTTCCTGTAACAGCTAAATTGCCTCCAACAGTAAAGTTATCACTATCAGTACCTGTTTGTTGGTCTTTAAGTTGACTCATTGCCATTCTTAAAGCATTATTGACATTTGCGGGGGGCATACCTTCCGCAATATTAATACCACCAATATCAGTGTTATCCGATGGAGTGGATGACCATTCGCTTACTTTATTTCTACTCATAATTTATCCTATCCTTAACCATATGTTTGTGCCAACAGGAACATCAGTCCAATTATTACCTTGAATGTGTCCATCAGCGATTAAATTGCCTGTGCCTGATACAGAGGCATTTGCACTGTATGTTACTGAAGTTTGTGCGTCTACTGTTGCTAGTCCATTAACTGAAGCAAAACCTGTTGCAACAAAGTTACCATCTGCAAAAAGTGTTGCTGTTCCGTCTATGTTAGCTGTACCAAATACTAACTGTCCTGCTGATATTGCAACTACAGTAGCATTTCCAGTAATAACTGCACTACCACCTACTGTTCCTTTTGGTGAGGCTATAACATTAGCTATACCAAGAATGGATGCTGAAGCTCCACGAATAATTCCAGAAGGCACAACCACAACATTAGCGTAACCATTAACAGAGGCGTTTCCACTTACGGGTTGTGGTGAAGTAATAACCGATACTACGGCTGCCGCAACAATAGAGGCAGCACCAAATCTTATGCCTGTTGATATTGCACTAAATGATGTTTCAGAAAATGCGGTTATACCAAACATTAATCACTCCAGTTTTGGTTATTCATGACCTCTATAAGAGCTTCTACATCTGCACAAGCTGCTATGGCTACTTCTAGTCTATCTGATTCTGCAACTACGTGAGCACGCTCTGCTACTACGTCTGCTGGTATTGCTACCTCTCTTTCTGCTTTGCGTACTACATACCAGTCTGTCTGTGCTAGCATCGTACCTGCTGTATGTTTAACTTGGTTTATCATTGTATGCTTAAGACCATGAGTTACTAACTGAACATCAGTATCTACCATCACTGGATTCTCTGGGTCAGAATTATCTAGCTCTTGTTCCCATACTGGGTTACCATCTTCATCTACCGCATCTACATCTTCTAATGCTTTAGGATTATCTAGTTCACCATTCCAGTAGTATCTGTCATCATGCCTAACAGGGTCTGCTTCCCATGTAATACCAAGAGCAGTCCTATCTTCTTCTGTTGCCTGTCGTAACCAGTTTCTTGGGTACTGTATGTCGTTGTGTGTAAAACCCCTGTCTATAGGAAGTGTCTTACCATTTAATTTAAAAGCCATTTCTGTTACCTCGCTAAAGAATTTTTAAAAGGGTTTTCGGCAAATGCCATGTATATGTAAGGACTTCCAGAGAGATTAAAACCATCTAGTGCCGTTCTGAGTTTAAAGCCATTAGATACAGAATCTAAGATAATAGAGGCTGTTGCCTCTCCATTACTTATGTTTGCATACAAGGTTGAGTCCATTACATTGTAAGCATCCCTTTTAGTATCATAAATATACCAAAAATTAGTTGCATTAGTCCTCTTAATCATCACATAAGCAGGTCTAAACCCTGTGTATACAAATGTTCCATCAGCAGAACCATTACCTGTGTAGCTACCAAACTTACTGAATCCTTCTACTTCTGCAAAACAGTAAGCAACGTAAGTTTGTCCTGATTGATTAACGCCAAGATTATTTCCTGTAACAGAGAATACAGAACTTGTTGGTGATGTGCTATTCCATGTTCCCACACCATTAACTGCTGCATTTGTTAAGTTTAGATATAATAATCCAGCATTTCCTAAAGAAGCATGATATATATTCCAATTTTCCGTTCCACTTCTAGTTTTAACAACAATAAATTTAGGTGCGTCTCCCAAACCATGACCTATTGTTGAAGCTGAATTTGTGCCACTATAAGTAACAACACTAAACCCTGCTGTTGGGTTAGCAGATACTGATGATGTTATTGTTCCTGCTGTATTAGATACTGCTGTACCTCCTGCTTTCCAGTTCCATGCTACTATAGGAAAAGTAGAACCATTTACATCTCCGTTAGCTCCTAAACTAAATCCGTTACTATCAAAGGATGTTAATGAATTAGCAACTGTACCTTCTGTTGAAGCACCGTTACTCCTCAAATATTTGGTTGCTCCTCTAACACTATCAAACCACATCTGCTCATAACTAGCACTATTTCTTACTTTAATCCATGTAAGGTCAGGTTGAAACTGAATAGGGTCACCTGTTTCTACTTGAGGATTACTTCCATCAGTAATGGTATTGTCAATACTTCTTGATGAGCCAGTACCTGTATATAATGCTGTTACAAAATGCTCACTACCATCCACAATGCTACTATCAGGTAGGTTAAATGTGTTGAGTTTTAAATAGCCTGTAGGTGGTGTGTAGGCAAATGGTCGTTGTCCAAAGTTAAATATAATGTTATTGGTTGTATAGCTACTACTAGCATATATTCTTGCATGTGGATACCATTCTCCACTAGAAAAACTTACAGAACCTTGACTTGTATTATTTTTAAAAAACTCAATGGTGTTACTATCTAAATCTACTGCAGTTCCTATTATATCTCCATTAGTATAAGTAGCTTTACCTGTTATAGTAGTGCCTTCAATTTCATAATTACCTGTTGCGTTATAGATAGCAATGTCTGCATTAGCAACCCCTTGATTTTTAGAGAATCCTATACGAAATGAAGTACCTGTACCTGCCCTGTTGCCTTGTGATTCAAAATACCATTTACCACTTTTTAGCCCAATAGTACCTAAACCATAATAACTAGCCTGGTTGCCACCTGGAACTATTTTTAAATTACCATCAGTAAAAGTAGTATTACTGACACTAGTAGGCATTAATGGATTAAACACAGCATAGTTAGCCGTATCTTCATCGGTTAGTGTAGGTACATCTGTCATTGAATCATAAGTAGAACTATTGCCATAAGAAATAACTACAATACCACTAGAGCCTGAACCACCAATCCTTGTATTTCCATACTGCCCTGCACCGCCACCACCAGAACCATAGCCAGTAGCATTAGCACCATCAGTAGCATTAGAACCTCCAGCTCCGCCACCACCTGACCCGCCTGCACCTCCTGTTTCACCACTATAAGCTCCGCCACCACCACCACCTGCATAAGTTACAGAGCTTCCAGATATAGATAAATTTGTTCCATCTCCGCCTTTACCACCAACAGTTCCACCACTAACACTTCCACCTACCTCTGATGAACCACCTCCACCAGCAGCAGTATTAGAGCCTGCAGATGTTCCACCACTAAAGCCTTGACCAGCAATACCACTACCAGGATTTGATGCGTAAGCAGATGCTCCACCACCTGAACCACCATTACTAGGAGCTGTTGAACCTACAACATTTCTTGCTCCATAACCACCACCAGTAGCTGTTATTGTGCCAAGCACTGAATCCCCACCATTAGTATTAGCTGCTCCACCAGAACCAATAGTTACTGTATAGGAGCTTCCAGGTGTTACTTCTAATGTTCCTTGAAGTAATCCGCCTGCACCACCGCCACCTCCCATGTTAACCCCAGTAGTAGCACTACCACCTCCGCCTCCTCCTGCTACAACTAGGTATTTAATAGAGGTTACTCCAGCAGGAGCAGTCCATGATGTAGTTCCTACAGTAGAGAATGATGTACTTGTCCCACCATAAACACTAATATTATTTGGTGTCCAATTATTAGAATTTCCTGAATTATCAAAACCTAATGCCGCTACACTACTAGCATCATTAAATGGTAAGTAGAATCCGTTAGTACCATAAGTGCTTGTGTATTCTATAGGTTGCCATACACCTGTGGTTTCATTGGTTTCACCAAAGTCTGATGCGGTAAGTGCTTGTCCGTCTACGAAGTTTATTTCTGTTAGGTATTGGTCTCCATACGCTGATAAATTGTATGAGCGTGAACCAATGCTAGTTACTTCTGCTGTATTGAGTGTGCCACTATAACTTAAAGCTGGGTATACTTCTGTTGAAAACGAAGTTACTCGTGAACCATTAATATATAATCTTAATCTATCTGTTGATATTGCATTTGTAGTGTCTAATACAAATACCAAATGATACCAAGAGGAAGGGTCACGAAATACTTGAGCTGTAATAAGTTTATATTGTTGAGAACTAGAAACAAAATCTTGTATTCTTATTGTTCCATCTGTTAAAGATACTATACCTGCTAATGTAGAAGAAACATTTCCTGTTTCTAATAAATGTAATTCAGTTGAACCTAATTTAAACCAACAACTATATGTTAAAGTTTGTCTATTACCTGCAGTAGCAGGAGTCCTACTTAAATAAGCATTAGCAGACGAACGAAAGCGTAAGCTGTTCTCTAGGTTATAATCACCACCTTTGGTTGGTATGGCATTACTGTTGTTTAATAAACTCATCTAATCCCTTATGCGTAAGCTGCACTTACTGTGAGGTAAGCATTAGTACCATTATCAAAGTACGATACAAGGTAAACACCTGCCACGCTAATAGTTGCTAGGTCAGTAGCATTAATTTTAGTTGTGCCTGCTGCGGTAATAGCATGACCACCTGAATTGTCTAACAAAACATAACCTGATTGACCAGCAGTATGATTAGAGAAAGTTAATGTCCCTGTTGCTGTAGGTGTGCAAGAAAAGTTGTTGCCTGCATTTTGGTCAAAAGATAAATCAGCATCAATAGTAATATAGCCACGTTGAGAGCCAGTCCATGTTTGGTCGTTAGCAAGGTCTAGTGAGAAAGCTGTGCCAGTAAGACCTAAACCTGTGCTTGCAGTATAGGTTGTATCTGTAGGAACATTCCAAGTAAACGAGCCGTCACCATCTGATTGCAAGAACTGTGTTCCTGTGCCGTCACCTGTAACATTAAGTTTAGTGGCATTAACTGCGTTGTCTGCTATAGTAAGAGCTGTAGCTCCTGTTACATCCCCTGTATGCGTAGCGTTAGTTACTTTGGCTGTGTTGGCAGCAATCTCTGCATTGATTGAATCAGCTAATTTATCAGCAGTAACTGCATTATCTGCAATGTTTCCTTCTACAACAATATTAGTGCCTTCTATAACATCACTGCTATTAAGAAAGACGGCTTTTTCAGAAGGATAGGTACAGAATACATCACTTCCCCCTGACAGATTAAGTGCTGCTCCAGCGTTGCTAGATGACAGTACAGTGTCGCGAGATAAAGTTGTACCAGAGGTAAGGTATTGTCCTATACCTACCTCCCAATTATTACCATTAAGTATAGCGTAATAGGTTGTGTTTGCATTACCAACGGCAGCAAAGGTTTGAAAACCTGTTGTTGCTCCTGTTAATGTAAGCGTACCTGTACCAGTGGTATTGGTAGATTCCTTTATCCTATCCTTTACGATAAGAGCCATGTGTTATTCCTCTAGTCTAATGTTACTGAAAGATTACCTGCTGTAATTTTGAATACATCACCATCGTCAATAGTTTTAGCAGCATCTAAAGCGGTGTGATATATCATGTTACCAGTTCCTGTTGGGGCACTGTGTAAGCCAATCCAGCCGACTGTACCCCAAGTAGCTGTAGCGGCTGGGAAAGTAATGTCTGAAGATGTTTGCACAGTGTTGGTTGTAGCGTTAGGAAAGGCTGAAGTAACTCTAGCGTATGAACCACCAGATACTTCAGTTCCTGTTTCTGCATCAGTTGGGTTAGAAGTCCATAGTGATATATATGGGTCATTTACTGGAGTAAAAGCTGCTCCATTCAGTGTTGAGTTAAGTAAAGCTAGTTCTAATACATTTGACATATCTGCCATGATAAATTACCTCGTAGTTAAAGTTATTGACATAGGATGAGCAGGGAACTCCCCCTCATCGTCTGATTTAGTTAATGAATTAACACCCCTGTCGTACATTGCTGCCCAAGTGCCAATTCTTTCATCATTCATCAAGAATGGTTCTGCTTCACCAAGTGCTGCGTAAAGCAGTAAATCAGGCGTATATGCTAACCAAAGGTTTGATGAAACTGTTGAGCTCAAGTATTCAGGCTGATAGTAATACAACATTTGTAATGTGTACTCTCCAGCAGGAATAGGAGCAAACCTAAACTCACTACCTAGTGCTGTGTAAAAGTTAGGCAATCCTGTTACTAATGCCCTTGTGTTCCTAAAGAAGTTGCTAGGTGACTGGTAGGTTATGGTTTGTATTGGGTTGGAAGATGATATATGCAAATCTCTCATAGAAAGAAAGTCTGCTGGCATTTCTACTGTGCTATCACCGCCTGTAGTTGTAGTCTTTACAACCTTGAGCATTTCTCTAATGCGTAAATCTCTGCCTAATCTTTCTTCAGCTAACCTAATAAATTCAGGGATAACATCTGTCAGGTCATTACGAGCTAAATAATTCGCTATAGTTGCTTGTAGCGTTGTGTAGTCAGTAAAGAAAGCCATTTATACTCTGCCTTGTTTTGTTCTAAAGAATCGGTTGTCTGGGTCATTTAACCATGCTTTAAATTTAGGCATATCAAGAACGTGGAAACCACGCATAATGCCCTTCTGATTAAGTGAGTCAATGACAGTAAATGGAATGGATGCTATCTTGTTGTCAAATACATCCTCACCCCATGTGGTACTGCTGTTGTTATATTCTTGTTTGTTTTGTTCTATAATGCCTGTAACATCTTGTGCTACTTCTATGACAGCACCATTAGCTGTGTCGTGTTTTTTAGATTTTCTAATCTCTGTTTTTCTTAATTTGTTGTTCAGTGTTTCCATATGTATCCTTAATAATACTGCCCCCGAAGGGGCAATACTAATGTCTAAACTTAATTAAACTGCGAGGTCAGCAACGATACCGTGTGCTTTCTCATTAGATACTTGAAGAGTGTACTCAACAAGCATTTGATGTTTTTCGCTGTCACCAGATTTAGCCAATAGGTTAGACTGGAATGGGCGAAGTGTAGCAACAGCAGCCATACTAGGGTCAAGCACTAATGCTTGTTCCGCAGCTGGTGATGTATCAGCAGTCATGAATCTGTCAGGTACAACAGATAAAGTACCAAAGTCTGATAAGTACACATCAGCAGCACCCATGATAGTAGTTTGCTTATCACTTGGAGCAGCATAACGCTGTTCAGCAATACCAGGAAAGCCTGATACTTTTTGTTTTTGTGTTGGAGGAACAACTAATAGAGTTGGGTTACCACCATTTTCAAAACATGATTTAACACATTCTTTAAGTTTTGCTTCTGTAAAGTCAGTAGCAGTAGCACCTTCTGTTCTAGCGGCTGTACCGTTAGAGCCTACAGGAGCAACACCGTCTGTCATAGTTACAAAGTTAGTACCAAGCCATGATTGGATAGAACCAAGCAGTCTTGCACTACCAGCAGCACCAGCGTCTTGTGCTACGTTACCAAGAATGGTTTTTTCCATATCTCGTTTAAGTTCTTGTCCTGCTTTAGCTAGTTGATAAGCTGTTTCTGTCTTACGACCTGCTTTATCTACTGCGTCAAGAGTACCAGAAATGTGTACTGTTTTACCTTGAATTTGTGTTCTGTTACCTACACGAGTGGTAGGAGCATCAGAAGCACCTGAAGCATCAGCACCCTCAACAAGACCAGCTGCACTAGCTGCTGCTAGGTCATCTGTTTGCCATTCATGGTATGTTGCTGTTGCTTTTGTTTTACCAATTGAAGAAACTACAGGAGTTTCTGTTGGAGCGATATTGTAAATCGTGTTGGATAAATCCTCACGTTGACCTATCGCAGTATACGTTCTAAATTCTGCCATTGTTATTTTTCCTTGTTAAAGTAAGTTTTCAAATATAGCTGCTGCATCTCTGGCTGAACCAGTTTGCTGTAGCCTTTGCATTTGTTTTTTGTTTTGGTCCGATACACTTTGTTTTACCTTTGCACCAGACTTAACCATCTTGGGTGCATTAGCTAACTTTTTCTTCATACCAGGCTTTGACTTAACTAGTTTGTCGTACATCATAGCCTTATGAATAGTAAGGACCTGGCGAGAGTCATAGACTTGGGATAATTCCTCATCTGTGAATCCTACCGATTTGCCATAAGAACGAATGTCATTTCTGATTTGTTCGCCTTTGACTTTGTCTGAAAACTCTGGCAAGGATTGTGCTAGTTTTTGTGATTCTTGTTCTACAACTTTTTGCATTTGTGCCGACCTGTCTGCTTGTTGCTCTTGAGCAATGCGTCTTTGTTCAGCTTGCACTAGCTGTAATTGGTCTTTCTTCTCGGTCATTTCTGCGACCTTAACTGCATATCCTATTGGGTCGTTCTCTTTCATTGCAGCCAAATCTTCTGGTCGGTCATTACTGCCAACCAAAAACTGTTCTACTGCCTGCAATTTCTGTGAATAATTGTCCCTAACTTGTCTAGCCTCAATAATAGCTTTAGCTTCTTGTTCAATAACTTTTCGCTGTTCTGCTACTTCTTGAGTCTTTTTTGTATAATCAGAGCCAAGTTGATAAGATTTTTTAAGCTCATCAAGGGTAACTTGTTTTTCTTCACCTGCTGCTTTTATGGTGAAAGTCTGTTCTTCCTCAACTACTTCTTCATCTTCATACTCGGAGT